GAGAAGCATCTCTTACAATACCAGAATATTCACAAGCTATTAAAATTTTCATGCAAATATATCAAAGTCTGTACTAGCAACTGATTGTTTAAATTTAGGATTATGACCTCTTGTTAAAGATTTATGTTCTCCACCACCTAATAATAAATACATAAAAGCATCACCGACATGAGAATGTTCATTTTTGTTTGGATGATCTCTGTATCTTTCACCACCAGATATTTGTACTCTTTTAAAATGATAACCACCACTAAGTGACTTTCTTAATCTTTGACATCTTTTATCTATTAACAATCCTGGTTTACCTTGTATTAATCTATTCATTGGCATTGCACCGGCCTCTCGTCTAACTCTAAAATCATTTGTAGCTGTTGGTCTAGCAACTAATCCTATAGATCTTAAATGATCAAATGCTGTAACTTCATAGATCTCATCTCTTTTTTGTCCGGCTGGATCTCCCCATACTAATACATCATACTTAGGAAACTTAGTAGCCAGTTCTGATTTTAACATTGATCCAAATCTTTCTAATCCCATATCGAATGTAACAAGTTCATGTAATATAATCCAACGACCATTATTTAATTTTTGTCCAAAGATAGCTGCCGGTGTTAAACCAAAGTCTACTCCTACTTGAATAGGTACTGATAGATCTGGTTCTAAATATTCTTGAGCCATTAGAGTATCATCATATTCAGACATAATAGGTTTACCTTCTTGAACATAAGTATAAAGGCCCTGGGCATAACATCTAATCCAGTCTAAATTTTTTCCTAATAGAGTTTGTTCATAATATCCTACTGGAAGATTTTTTTTATTTTCTGTTTTTGGATTTGTAAGCCACCATTTATTTGCTGCATAAACAAAACCATTAGCCTCTGGATTTTCTGGTAAATCTTCTTTGGTCCATTCTTCTACTGCACCTGGTTGTTTAAAAAAACTCCATTTGTATTTACCTTTCATCTTTTCTTTTTCTGATAATCTGTACCACCAATGATCGTCATCCATTGGATTGGTATCCATAATAATTCCTCTCCAGGGTTTTGCCCCTCCATCTGATAATGTGGGATAACGACCAACACGATGCGTAAGACCATCGATAACTGCTTTAGGTAATTCTCTGGCCTCGTTAACCCACGCACCAGTAAGTTCCATGGATAATAACTTCCTAACATCTTTAGGTTGATCAAGGGCCAGGAATATAACCTCACAATCTATTCCTGGAGCTCCATCTCTAGGAGGTAATTTTATATGATGCGTTAATGGTGGTGACCATCTAAATGCACCCCAAATGTTCTCTGGAAATAACTCTTGCCATGTTTTAATAGTAGTTGTCCTCAACTCCGGATAAGAATTACGAACAACAACAAACCTAGAATACTTGATCCCATCACGAGGACTTTGTACTTGCGTAACTGCTTTCAACATAATCTCTGCTGCACAAGCATACGATTTGCCGGATCCAACCGGCCCCATAACACCTCTTACAAAACTCTTATCTTTTAAAAATTTCCAAACTGTAGGTGATGTACTAAAATCAAGTTTTAGATTTGTTATCGGTTCTGTCATCCGGTTCTTCTACCTTTCCATCTATTATTGTTGGTTCTGGTCCTTGCATCACTATTCCAACAACAGATGGTTTATCCATATCTTCTTGTTGTTCTAATAAACCAGATGCTTTTGCTAATACACGCAATACAGCAACTTTATCATGTAGTTCTACTTCTAACTGTGGACCTAACTTTGTAGGTGTTACTTTAATTTTTTTTATAGCTTTTATAGCTGACTTAGAAATATTTTTAGGATCCTTAATACTAACTTTACCTTCTTCATCCCAGGTCATAATATCGTCAATATTCGCTTGAGCTATATCAACAAGTTCTTGAGCAACATTATCTTTATGATGTTCTATAATCTCAGATTTCTGTATTCTCCTCTGGACCACTCGGACACCACCGAAACGATCCAAAGGAGGTTTAACTATTCTTTTAGTATTAGAATGGGATTTCGTCATCTACACCGGCATCCTGTTTTGGTTCTGGAGCTGATTGTGATTGATATGCTGGAGCTTGTCCTGTGCTGCCACTATTCTCAAACAATCTAAAAAACATAACTGCATCGCCTTTGCTATATTCTTTAGAAGGATCTTTGAGATACATCTTTACATCTTTTGCACCAGGAACCTCAGTTCTTGATTGTCTTTCTTTATCGTAATTCGATCCATCCCATTCCTCAATGATAACTTCGGTATTAGCCTTTATAGTTACATCTCTCATGAATTTGAAAGATCGGTTACTGTGTGTTGGTCCTTTGTTCATATATTTCCTTTTTTTTATGTTTCATATTTACGAGGGTAGATTGACTGGCCTAGAATGAGAACCTACCCCCTAGATCTTGTTCTGATTATACATGATTTGTAAAATTTCTGCAAAAAAATTGTGAGATACCCCCCATATATATATACGCACCCCCACCCCCAATAGGCCCAATCTGTGGCAGCCAGGCCATTTTGTAATATTCTGTAACAATGTATTAGCTCTTCCTGGGATTTATAAATTGTATAGGTTCGTTTACGATTTATATTTTATGCTTGTTTACAAACCTCTTCAATAATCTTTGCATCTCTTCCTTCTTGTTAGTAGCCTTGCCTTTCTTGAAGAATACATCCTTGTAGAATACTATTCTCTTAGGGCAATCGTACTTGTTATCCTTCCTCCAGGTAAGTATATCTCTCATTCTCTTCACAGCATATTCTGGTTTCAATCCTTTCTGTAACCATTCACCAACTAATTTCTCTTCATCAAAATTGTACTGAACCAATGTTCCATAAATCTCATTGGTTAACTTTACAAATTCATTACATACCTTTCTACTATTAATGAATATATCATTGTTCTGTTGTGTGTTACGCAGTCGTTCTGAGGGAATATCTACATATGCATTAGAGTTCATACTTGATCCATTACTGTCTTTCTTAGTATTCCTTCTGACTGAATATATGTCTTTATCCCCCTGTTTAGGGCCAATAGGTATTTCTGGTTTATCTTCAAAAGATCTATCTTGTACTGTAGCTGTAGCCTTAGCATCATCTTCACTTATACCTTCTTGGAATATCATAAAGTATTTATTACCTCGTAGTCCTGGATGTTTCTTAGCATAAGCAATGTATCCCCATTTAACAAGCAGCTTAATATGTTTCGATACAGTAGACTGTGTGATCTGTAAGTTCTTAGCAATAGTTAATTGATTAGGCCAGGCCACACCTTGTCTACTTGTAAAGTTACCTATCGCACATAGAACCATAAAGGTTCGTGGATGGGTTTTAAATCTAGGATCTATAACTGCTCGTTGTGGTATTACACAGAAATGTCCTGGAGTTTTTCCTTTACCATAATCTGGTTTATCACTCATTATCTGGTTGTGCCTCAGACTTTAATTTGGCCTCAAGTTTGCCAAAGTCGGACCACAATTCTAATCCTGGTTCTGTTTTAGTATTCCAACAATTAATTTTGTTTTTCTTTAAATTGATATGATGCAGCACAGTCGTATGATCTCTGTTACCACAAGTTCTACCAATAGCCGGTGTTGATGAATGTGTGAGCTCAGTACATAAATTAATAAAACAAGATCTAATCTTTATAATATCACTATGCCTTCTAGCACTACATATATCTTCTGGAGTTGTATCAAAGTAATCACACACAGCCACAAGTATATCTGACATCCATACTCTTTTAGCTCTACGATTGATTGCCGGTTGATACTTTTGTTGTTTCTTTAATACTCTTATCTCATCAATCAAACCATTTACTTTTGCCTCCAGGTATTCAATTCGTTTTTGTATGTTTACACTTACATCTTTAAATACTAATCTTTTAGTTTGGTTGCCTTGTGTGTATTCGTATCCTTTAGGTGGTCTTATGACATTATTAGGAATTGGTGTTGTCATCGTCATCTCCTTTAAATTTAATTATGTTATCTCTTTTGTTCTTAGGTGTTTTCTTAATTATATCTGTAAGTTCTTTTAGTAACTTCTCACAATACCAATGAGCTTTACCAGCATCATCTCTTGCACCTTCTAATGTTGGAACCTTCTTGCCCATTCGCATTATGTACTTGCAGATATTAAACTTGATAGCTCCAATCTTTTCTGCATCAGTCATCTGTGATGTGATGGCATCGAATGTTTGTATTGGATTGTCTTTGTAGTGTGGTGGGTTTATCTTATCCTTGCTCACTTGAACCTCCCATTCTAGCTGCGTTAATCATTTTATCTATTCGGTCCTGTATTACTTTGGGCCTAACAGACATACCAGTTTCTAAAATTTCAGACACCAATGTGGCCATAGGTATTCTCTCTATCTTGGCCTGGTCCTGGATTTTATCTTTTAGTTTACTGGAGATCTTCAAATAGAATGGTGTAAGTTGGTCTTTTTTAGCCATTTTTTGCTCCTTAAAATTAATTTATTTAAATACTTGTAAAAATATCATAAATATATATATTAGATATATGAACAATATAAGACCACTAATAATAACTAACAGAGGAGTACAATAATGAACAGCTGGATATATTATACAGTAAAAAGATTATACAAGATAAAAAAGTTACCATCAAAAAAAGATCTTGTTTTCAAATTGTTAGATAAAGCTCAAAAAGATTTAAAGGGCATTATCAATGATATTGCAAGACAAGATAAAATGATAAACTGTGAGGGTTATGGTCCTTGGAGTGTTAAAGGAAATAAAACACATCATAAAAGAATGATACCAGTTTATAGAGGTTACAAAAAAACTTATCTTAAACAAAAACAAAATGTTGAGAGTGCAATCGCAATATTAAAAAATATATTTAGGAAGGAGTATAACTAATGAATAAGATTGTAGCTTTAGTAAGAGTAAGTACAGATAAACAAACAGTTGAGAACCAGGAGTTCGCAATTAAAAAAGCATATCCAAATGCAGAAATTATTTGGTTTAGAGAAGATGATACATCTGGAGCTAAGAAGTTTAAAAATAGACCAATACTTCAAGATGCAATCAAGACAGCTAAAAGATTAAGAGTTCCATTAGTTGTTTATTCATTATCTAGATTAGGTAGAACATATGAAGTTGGACAATTCTTGGAAGATAACAAAGGTAAGATTGTATTAGATGTACTAGATACTCCAAACTTAGATGATGCGATTGCTGGTTTTCATGTTGCAATTAATAGACTAGAAAGAATTAATATATCTAACAGGACCAAAGCAGCACTAGCTAGATTAAAAGCAGAAGGTGTACAGTTAGGCAATCAAACTAACTTAGATGTAGCTAGAGTTAGAGGTCATGAAACAATCAAAAAGAATGCAGATCAATATGCAAAAGATATTAATGATATTATTCAAGGCATCAAACAATCCGGTATCAATACATTACAGGGTATTGCAGATGCACTTAATAATCGTGGGGTAAAAACTTACCAGGACAGAGTTTGGTATCCTACATCAATAAAAAATGTCCTAGAAAGAGTAGGTATATAGTGTTTGACAAGGAACAAAATATGACTAAAGATACTACAGAAGATAAACAATGTATAAACATTGGAGGTACACATGATTAAAGCTATACTTGAAGGCATAGCCTTTTTATTTTTTCTTGCTGTTGTTATAGCATGGGTTTTTTTCATGTGCTTTGCAGTTGACAGTTGTTATTATTTCTACTTTGCACCAGGAGGTCTAAATGGATGATGCTGGTAGATTAACTTCATATAAACGAAAAGAATTAGGAGCCAGTCAAATTGGTAACCTAATAGATCCAGGTTTCATTACCCCAAACCAAGTAATGGAAAATGCTCTTAATGAGTATAAAGGAGAGGAGGTTGGCAATGACATAGCTAACTTACCAAAAGTAAAGGCCGGTAGATTTATGGAAACCGGTATAACTAACCTTTTTTATGATCGAATGAATGAGTTGTGTGGTGATACAAAAACAAAATGTATTTCTGCTGTTCCTAAAACTGCTCATAAGTATCGACTTAAAAATGGTACAATCGGTAGCTCCTTGGATAATAAGATGACTATTAGATTTGGTCCTCTTGATTTCACAGACCACAATAATCTCTCTGTTAGTTTAAATAAAGAAGGTCCTGTTGAAATTAAAAATTATTCTGGAGCTGCTGATGCACCAATATATCCTGTGTATGAATGGCAATGCCAAACTCATATGTTAACTACTGGATCTGAATGGTGCATATTAGTTAGATTAGTTAATGGTTGGGATCTACAATACTTTGTCATACAAAGAAATGAAGATAAAATTAGACAACTAATAGATGTTGCAACTGACTTCTGGAATAGGTTTGATGGTATACTTGATGGTAAAGATTATTGGTATCCGGCAGCAAATAGTAAAGAGGCATCACGAATATACAAAGGTAATGGCTCTAAAAATCTTGTTGATATGAGTTCTAATAATGAAATGGGTATGCACATTGAAGGTTACATACAAGCTAATGATGATATTAAAAATGCAGAAGAGAGAAAAGATAAACACTCACTTGCATTAAAAGAGATCATGCAAAAAGATGAATATGTAGTTTGGAATGATTATAAAGTATCTCATTCTACAATGACCAGGAAAAAAACTAAAATGGTTCCTGTACCAGATGCACCTCCGACTATCACCAGGAGGTTTAGTATAACAAAGAATGGCAGATGAATATAAATTTATTAATGCCTACATTGTGGCAAGAAAACATACAGCACAAGTCATATCTGCAAAACTTAAATTTAGATATGGTGTTACAGTTGATCAAGAGTTTATTGAAGAGCTCATTGAGCTTATGGCTCATACAGCAGCAGAGGCTCTTAAACTACAAAATCAATTATTTACAATTAATATTAACAAAGGAGGAATAGACGATGACGAACCAGATGAAACAGAACACTAGCAATATTGCAGATGCTTTATCTAAGTTTCAAGATGAAGGTATTGCAGCAGTAAAAGAAGGTAACAATCCTTATTTTAAATCAACATATGCAACATTAGAAGATGTAATTGCAGCAGCTAACCATGGTGCAAAACATGGACTAGCATTTACACAATGCATACATACAGAAAAAGATATTGTAGAAAGTAATGTGGTCCACACAATGTATGTAATTACAAAAGTAATGCACACATCCGGTGAAGAGATTACATCTAAGTACATTATTATACCAAAAAAAAATGCAATGGATGATAGCCAGGCACTTGGATCTGCAATAACTTATGCAAAAAGATACTCACTCCAGGCAATCTATGGATTACCTAGTGAAGATGATGATGGTAATGCCAACACACACAATCCAAAAATTATGAAAAAAAATAATGATAAAGTAAAAGAGTTTGAGAAGATGATGTTGGATGGTGTAGATAAGATAACAAAAAGAAAAGATCTATCAGCAGCAGAAAAGGCTCATGAAATTTATGAGTTTAAGAATGCAAACAAATCAGAATGGTTTGAAGTTGGTAAGTTAGATAATGGTAAAATTAATATGTTGAAAGATACTATTGATAAAACAGTAAAACAATTAGGAGAGGCTAATGACCAAGGCACTACTACTAACTAAAAAACAATTAAAGGTATATGATTTTATTAATAGTCATATAGACAAAGAACGAGTTCCCCCAACAGTACGAGAGATAGCTGCACATTATAAATCTGTCCATAGTAATGTTTGGAGAATACTGCGATCACTAGAGGGTAGTGGTTACATTAAAATACATCCAGCTAAACCAAGAGGTATAGAGGTACTTAAATGAAAGTGTTTAAAAGTAGATTTCGTAAATGGTTTATTAAGGAGTTAATCAAAGCATATCATGCTGCACCAGAAGAGGATGATGTTATTGTTATTACTTTTGATGAGAAGTATAATGACAAAGGAGATCCTGTCCAAAAATTTTATTACAAAGGACATCCAGACTTGGAGCTCATGCAAAAAACAGGAACGATTAACATAAGACCATTCGAGGAATACTGGGCAAATAAAAACAGATCTAGACTTGAGCATTTGTTTTTAAAATTTCCAAATCAAAGTGAAGAAATGATTGATGGAGATCCCAAGTTTTTTCCAGACGAAGATTAATGTTTGTTAAGTTTGTTTTAGTTTTATATTTACTAAGCAGCGAAGGAGCATTCTCTCATGCTTTATTAGTAGATAGGGAAACTTGCGAGGATCCACATAAAGAATTATTAAAACATAAAGTAGTAATTCAAGATGGAGTAGAGCTTGATAGATTTTTTTACAAAGGTTACATGAGCTTTGGCCATTCTTGTGTAGGACCAATAGGTCATTTAAAACCTATAACAGGCACTAAGTAGGAACAAACAATGCACTTTGCTCTATTTAGCAATATAAGAGCCATACAGAGCTATTAATTATTTTATGATAAATGTATCGGACTAACCCTTTAGTGTGTGTCTATGGGCCTCTCTGATGGCCTTTTGTGATGATTTATCGAACACTTCAATCGGATAACAGTTTCTATCTCCATAACCATATTCATTGTTCTTTATTGAGTAAGATGCAAATGTTCTAACATACTCTCTACCATCCTCTTCAAACACATCATAGATATATGCCTCAGTAATTATCTCAGCACATTTCATATTATTAAATTCAGTTTCACTTTGTATTGTGCTGTCACCGGTGATATCGTTCCAGATTAATTTCTTAAAAAAATATTTTGTGTTGTTGATTGTAACTGATTTCATTACCGGCCCTGGCCCCTGTACTTCTTAAAATTTTTTCTACGCATTTTATTCATTTTACATTTACTAGGATTTCTTCCGATAGAAGTTTTGTGAAAGACTGGTTCATGAGCTACATGATCTTTAAATTTTTTTGCCATCCAATCAAACTATTTTCCCTGTCCACCTTCCATGTTTATCCATTTGCATTGGAAATAAAACTGGTTGTCCATCAATGACAGCTCCTGTTGATATAATAAATCTCATACGAAAGTTACGAGCATATTGAAAAGCAAGGCTCGATTGTTTTGTTAGGCAGCCAACTTGTAAACTCCAGACTAAACTATCTGGATTACTAAAATATTGTATAGATGCCTTCGAATGAAAATGGCCCTGGATTGTATGTTTACCATATTGTAAAGATAGCTTGAGGCCATCTGCTGCAATTCCATGCGTTGCAAAAACTTCTGTGCCATCTGATAAAGGTAAAGTAATATCATCTACCCATTTCCATCCTGGTCCTACTTGTAAAAAATCATTGTAATGTTTTATGTATGCTCTAGGCATTCCATGTTTAAGAGCTCTTCTATATATTAATGATGAATGATTAGAATGTAATAATGTCATCTCTGGAAATATTTTCTCCAGGTCATGCATAACTTTTCTTGCCATCTTTAATTCATCACCGGCTGATGGTAGATCCGGATCGCTTTCCCACATAGACAAAGCATGAGCATCACACTCATCTCCAACATTTAATACGAAGTCTGGTTTTATTTTTTTCTTTAATGCTTTTAAAAATTCTAGAGCATCTGGATGCTGCCAAGGTGCATGAAGATCAGAAATGCAAAGTAGGGATTTAAATCCTTTAGTATAAGTCGTCATCAGATGGGCCTATAAATTCTTCCTTGTACCATTCTTTAACATCAAAGCCTGGACAGTTTGGTTTCTTAGGTTCAACATCTGAATGTCCAATGACCTCAATATCTGGATACATATTTTGTGTAGTCACTATTAGATTGTGTAAAGTATAATATTGATCATCTGTAAAGTTGTCACCTCGACCAACAAGACAGCATCCTATACTAGATCCATTAACTGCTTTTGCATGAGCACCTTGCATATTGATTGCTCTACCAGCCTCTAATGTACCATCTCTTTTGATTACCCAATGGTAACCTATGTCATCCCAGCCCCTCTCTTTGGTATGCCACTCTCTAATTTTTTCTGCACCGATATCCATATCTTCTGGAGTATCTGCACAATGCACTACTAACTTATCTGTTTTTTTTCTTTCAATCATTTACAATTCCTCAAGCATTTTGTTTATATGAAGTTTACCAGTTTTGTCCACCTCTAATTCTACTTTCGCTTGTATGCACTTAAATGTCAATCTTGAGCCATTAGTATTTCTTGTTGCCTCTCTTTTAAGAGTAAGACATTTAGACATTCCATCAGTTAACATAAACTCTTGAGCTTGTTTAAAATCATTTACATCTGTTCCACCAGGAAACATTAACAATGCCCATACTATTGCAACCTTCATGTTCCTCCATTCTGTCTAACTTTATCTTTTAATACTTCTATTGTGCCTTGCATCTTTTCTATATCTTTCATAGCTCTATTTAAGTTAACAGCAGTATGTCTATTCTCTTCTAATTCTTTTTGTATATCTTCTACTTGTCCAGCTAAATGTTCTAATAACATATATTGTTCTTGATCTGTAGGTAACTGTGTAGATTTTTTTAGTAAATCATTTTCAAATAAATGTCTTGATGTTTCAAGTGAAGTTAATCTGTTTGTAATTTGACTGTACATAAAGACAACACTAGCAACTATCATGATGAGGCCAATCAGATTGGCAATGGGCATACTTAATTTTGTTTTATCTGATAGTGTTACTTGATCTTTCATTTATTAATTTTTTTTAATTTTTCGAAACTACGAGCACCGGTCAAACCTAAAAGAGCAAACAATGTAGTCATTAATACATCACTTGGTAATGTAGGCAGATCTATTGGATTGTTTGTTACAGCACCATACCAAGTAGTAATCGGTATAACTAAAAATTGAAACGCAAAAGCTATAACACAAACCCATGCAAGTGTGGGCCTCCACAATCTTTGTATCCAGGACAAGCTGCCAGTTGCCTTTGCATCCTCTCTATTTATTTTTGCTTGTTCTTTATCTACATCTACTAGAGCTTTAACTAATTCTTTTTCTAGATCTGCTTTCTGTTGATGTAATTTATTTTTATCTGGTACTAAATTGATTGCCTTGTTTAGCAATGGTAATAAAGTTGTTATGCCTTGTATCATATTTTACTTCCTTCTTTTGGTTCGTAATCTATATAGGGTAAGCAAGTCATTCTAAATTCACCACCCATCTCTTCAATGTCTGGTTTCATTAGCATAGAATTCATGCTGCACTCCTGGTAACTATAATATTCTTGTACTGGTACAAAATTAACACATTGGTTTTGACCATTAGATGCTAGACATACTGTGATGATTAACATCCACTTCATATTATTTTACCAATTTTTAATGCTCCGATTATAATAGAAACTATAGCTCCTATGTAGAAGATCACTTTAAGACCACCTCGGCCCATGGCTACTTGCTCTTTAAGTTGTACTATGTCTTTGGTATTTTGTTCTACATCTTTGTGGATGTGGTCCAGCTTTTGACTAATATGTTTTAGAGTTACACTTTGTACTGTTGCTTTTTTAGTAACTCTTCCCATGGCATAACTACAATACTATTGTATCTGCCTCTTCTTCTGTAAGAGGTTCTCCAGCAATTAACTTTGCTTTAGCACTAGCTTTTAAATCTACTTCAGCATTTTCTAATTCAGTAGCTTTTGTATTTACTGCTGTCATATCAATAGAAACTTCATTTCCATTTTCGTCTTTAGCAGTAAATTCATCATCTACCATATAAATAGTCACTACTGAATTATACAATTCAAATATTGCTTTTTGTTTTGCGTTTCTCATTATAGTACCCCACTATCTAATTCAATCGCATACATAACTGGAACAGATGCAGCTACCCCAAAATGTGTGTCGCCACCGTCTGTACTAAATCTTAATTTATATGTTAATGCGTTTGTGCTGTTAATATTATCATCAAGAAAAAACATACTTATAAAATCATTTCCGTCTGGCGAGTTAGTTTCTATATTTGAAACACTATCTGCACTAGCATTTAATTGAGCGTGTAAATCTCCATTACCAGAGCTATCTCCAGCTTTGTTAATAGTAAATCTTGTTCTTCCACTTTGAGCTTGTGTAGCACCTTGCGCAAATATTAATATTTTATTGCTTGTGCTTGTAGGTGTAATCGTGACAGACATTCCAAGTCCAACATCTTGAAAAGAACCACTTGCTGTAGTAGCTTGTGATACGCTTGATGATGCGTGATTTGTTTTAAATTGTACTATTCCACTTGTAACAGCACCAAACTCATAACCATTTGCACTTGAATTAGTTTTAAGAACTTGTCCAGCAGAACCAATAGATAATGGAGTTAAGTTACCACTAGCATTCGTAACTAATACTTTATTGTTACCAGCACTAGCAACAGCATCAGCTACACCTTTAGCAAAGAATGTCCATCTTGAACCAGCAGTACCAGATGATGATGGAGCTTGACCAGATTGAGCTGTGCTATCTATGTATAAGTAAGTAGATAGAA